CGGCTCAGCACCGACGACAGGCCGGCCTCGATCGCCGCGGGTTCGAGCACGGGCATCAGCATGCGCACCGAGATCAGCGTGTCGCGGCCGAAGTAGGTGTCGTACTGCCACGAGCCCGCCAGCAGCTTGTCGTGGAAGCTCAGGAATTCGAGCACGTTCTGGCTCACGGGGTCGGGGTTCACCGACGGCGCGAGCAGGTCGGCGCGCGTGATCGGCGACAACGGCGTCTCGCCCGACAGCGCATCGACATGCAGCCGCAGCGTGTGCGAGCCCGCCGGTGCGCTCAGGACGAGCTTGCCGCCCGCAGCCGGCACGATGCTGCCGCCGTCGCGCAACGTGATGCGCAGCGAATAGCCGGACGCGCCGTCGATCCGGTCGCGTTGCCATTGCGCGGCGCTGCCCTGGACCGTCGGCGCGGCGAGAATCTGTTGCGGAATCGTTGCGCCGCCGTTGAAGTCGCGCAGGAAGCGCACGTTGCTGAGCACGCCCTGGCGGATCGTCAGCGTGCCGGTGTCCACCGACACGTCGGCGCCGATGCCGTACAGCGGGCGGCCGTGCGCGTCGGGTGCCGACAGCGCGGACGGCGGCGTGTCGAGGCTCCAGTTCACCGGCTGCGCGGTGTCGTCGAACCACAGCCCCGTGCCGCTGTTGCCGGCGGGGAAGACCACGAGCAGGCGCGGTTTCGTCGACGAGCGCACCAGCAGGTGCGCGGCGACCTTGTCCTGCCGGTAGAACGCGTTGATCTGGCCGCCGGCGTCCATGCGGAACGACAGCGCGGCGTTGTTCGACGGCGGGCTGTTCGATTTGACGTCGTCGTCGTTGCAGGCCGCGAGCAGGCCGGCGCAGATGAATCCGAGGCACAGCGACTTCACAAGGCGATGCATGTTGATGTCCCTCCTGATGACTGGCGATTTTTTATCGGAATGGTCGAATGGACGGATCTGTTGTCCGTTTGTTACCGTGTCTCGGGCATTCAAGTGAATGCCGGGTGTTAATCAGGATGTGATGCTGTTGCGGTGAGTGAGTCGAGCAGGAAATTGGCAAACAGGCGATAAATTCCGAAAACTGAAACGGCAAGGGACGCCGCCTCGACATGAAGCGAGAAAAGGCAAGGCGGGCAGCGTTCGTGCAGGCGCGTGCCAGCTGTGTGCGGCGGGAGAAAATCAATCGTAAGTCGCTGTAGGGAATTCTAAATTTTCAGAAGAATCGAAGTCAATGGCGTTTTCCTGATTTCAGGCTGTTTTGCGAAAAAAGCGATCGTAACTATTACTCATTGAATCGGTAAATTATGCGATTTAATGAAGGCGGGTATTGGAATCCGGATATTCGGTGAATAAATAATCGGCAATGGCGTTTCATTTTACCGATTGCTGCCGTGCCGGAATTGAATCGTCCAGTTTGCGCGGGCGATTGCCGAGGCGTGCAGGCCTGCGCCGAAGCGGCGCACGTGAAGCCGGGCAAGCCGCGTTCCCGCGATTTAATGGAAGGCTGCGCGATCGTTCCATCGGAGCCTTCAAGTTTGGTAGGCTTGGCGATTGCCGCCGCTTGCGCGGATCGCGCCGTCGGTGAGCGACACGGTGAAAATGCGCGTATCGTCGCCGGAAAGGCCGGGCGACAGCCGATTCGATACGCGTTTTCCCTCCGTTGCCGCGACCGCGTGCAAGCGAAGCGGGCAGACGACCGGCCGGGCATCACCCGGCCGGCCACGAGGCGGGCCGAGCCCGCATCGTGAACACCAACGAACAGGAGCAACCGAAGTGATCCGACATATCGTCATGTGGAAGTTGTGGGGCAATTTCGCGCTTCATCTTATTGATAATAAAGAAGAAAAAATAATTTCTATGTGAATGGTACCCCTATTGGTACCCCCTTTTTTTCACGTTGGCCCAGCCCGAAGGCGGTTCATTGTTGCTTCGCGAGAATGAGGCACTTCTCTGTCTGGATCGTGTGAACGCGCAAGGCTGTTAGTTCAGGGACTCCCTTCTCCCTTGGTAACGCGCTGTCGAACGGAGCCCACCTCTCGGGATATATATGCGGGCATCCGATCTCCCGAACTGACCGACACGTAACCATCCATCACCTCGGTCGCACATGCTCAATGTCGCGTCGCAAGCGCGAGAAATGACGTGGTCTGTGATTGTTAATAGCCTGGACAGGGTTCCCTAGTAACAGGCAATTTCATGTACTAGACTGAATGCGGCGGGGTTCAGAAAAACTCATACTTGGGGAAGACCATGGGACCACTTACGGTACTACTTGGAAGTCCGCTCGATACGGAGAAAAAATCCGGGATTATCCGTATTGTTACGCCTAAGGGGGATGTGATTTCCATACAGGCAAAAGACGTAATCTCATCATCGAATGCTGACGCAGGCGGTGATCTCAAGCGTTACGCAATACCAGGGGATGCAATTGTAACTATCGAAGTTACGGGATCGGTCTTGCGTGGCCTTGATGCAACAACGGACACTGTTATGAAGTGGGTCGACGATGGTGGGACGATCTCCAAGAGCCGGGATGATACGTGAATCCACAGATCGTTATACTTAGTCACCGTGAAGACGAGCACGCGTTAGCTGCCCTTTCTGCATTTTCCGCCAACGTTACTCCTTTCCTTTTGGATATCGGCCGCGCAGGAATAGATTTCATGGCCACGAGTCACGGAGACGGCACTTTAGAACTAAATACTCGTGGAGGGCAGCGAATTATATTTTCTAAAGCCGCATTCTGGTGGAATCGTAGGCCTAGAGTCAATCATTGTGCAGGTGCTGACTACCATTACAGAGCAGTTCAAGAGGCTGAGTATGAGGCGTTCTGGAAGGGAGTTTTCAGGCACGGAGCAGGTGGTCACTGGTGTAACCCATTCGATAATCAAGTCGCCGCTCAAGATAAGATTTATCAGTTCCACGCGGCTAGCTCTATTGGACTAAAGGTTCCCGATACTATGTGGACAAATTGCCCTCAAGAGGTTGAGGCATTTTTGAATAAGCATAATGGTAGGGTGATCTTCAAGATGTTTAGTGGAACCAAGTCCGTTTGGCAGCCATGCAGAAAGTTCGATGATAAATTTACGTCCTCAGTCAATTATGTGCAGTTCATGCCGGCCATTTACCAAGAATACATCGCAGGAGATTTTGAGCATCGGGTAACTATATTCGGTGAGCATTGTTTTGCGGCAACGGCGAATCTCTCTGAATCACGATATCCGGCTGATGTTCGGATTGACTTGAGATTGCGAAGGAGGAAAGGGTGTATTGATAAATTAATTGAGAAAAGACTTCGTGAGTTTATGGGGAGGTTTGGGCTTTCATTTGCGACATTTGATCTTCGGGAGAGAGAAGATGGCGAGGTGATTTTTCTCGAATGCAACCCCATGGGACAATTTCTATATCTTGATAACTTGTACCAAGGGGAGATGTTGCGTAAATTTTGTGAATTTGCTGAATCTCATGTATCGAATCACATGAGTGAGCCATCATATGATGGACAAAAAAATGAAGCTGCCGTGCACGATCCCATCGAGTCGATCCGTGTGCCGATCTACGAGGCTGCAAATAGTTGGTTAACGCATATGAACTAACGCCGATTTGAATACGCTCGCAATGCGCGCTTGGGGCGGCAGGCTATCGTGTCGCGGTTGGTGACCGAGAGCTGGTCGCGGAAAGTCCGATCGTTGGTGCCCCTTAAAACGACCGCAGAGGATTATTTCGCACGTCGGGACTTCGCTTGCACTGCGCGTGGGGACGTGCCGCGATCGGCCGTCGCGTCCAGTCAATTCCAAGATCTCTGTTGCGGGGAGTGTAGGCGTTGAGACAAGCGCTACGGCGTCGGAGCAGTGTCGACGCCGTAGCGGGCCTTCGCGGCATGTCATTGGGCTGTGGGCGTTTCTATGGAAGTGATGGATCGAATCCAAGCTTGTACTTCGGTTTCAACCCAAAGGGACAAGTTGCGTACACGTCGCGGTTTCGGGAAGCTGCCTTCTTTCATCATGTCGTAGATTGTTGTCTTGCCGAGGCCCACCATTCCAATAACCGTCGGTAGCCGCAGCAGGCGCTCACTGGTAGTGCTCAATTCGATTTTCCTCTTTGTTCGATGACTTGCTGCGTTGCACAGGTAAGTTGCATGAATCCCGTTTCGAGCGCGATCGCGGTCGTTGAAGCCCAGGTTCACGCGTCTTGCGCGGCTTTGTCGCGAGCGAACGACCCGATCTCGTCGGCCATCAAGTCCAGCAGCTCGACGTCGGCCGCGTGCGAGATCTCGGTGATTAATGCGCGCATCTCGATGCGACGGGCGTCGAACCGCGCGATGCTGCCTTGGCGGGTATTCGCCAAGGCTTCGTTCGTCTGGATAGGTTTGCGGCGCGTGAGCGGCGCTTTGTCTTTCTGGATTGCTTTTTCGGGCGTCAGCCCGTCGTTGTTCGACTGCATCGAAGAACCATTGACGCTCGCCAATGCGATAGCCGGGCGCTTCTCCACGTGTTCCCGCTTTCGCGGCAGCGGACGTGGGGTAGAAAGGGCCGGGCGCGAGGTCATTTCGCTGCCTCCTGCGCCATACCCGGCGTCCAGTCGGGATCGGGGAGCTGCAGAATGTCATCGAGCCATTGCAGGACGAACGGAAGGTCTTTCTGGCGCTTGAGGTTCTCGTAGCCGAGAGCTTTTTTAAGCCATCGAGCACCTTCCTGTACCGCTTGCATTCGCGTCGGGTAGGTCGCGGTTCCTGCGCCGAACTTCAGGGGAGTCGATGCGAAGCTGTCCCCGAAGTTGTACATAGCCGCGCAAATCCACTGATCTGCTTTCGGTTGGGCCACGTAGATCTCGGCGATCGGCTTTTTCGTGCGCTTGCTGTTGGGCGACCGAAGGGTATCGGTCGCGACGCAGCGACCGTCTTGATCCGGTGCCGTCACGGGGTAGATCCGTGCTTTTTGCGGAGTGTCGAGGAGATCGGCGAGCGGCGAGAGTGCCGTATGGACGGCTCGAACCGTTCCGGGCGAAAGCTTACCGAAAACGGGATCATGGAAGACTGCCTGTAGCGCGTGCAAAAGTTGCTTTGCACACCCGTCTTTGATCTTCGTGGGCGTGGCCGGCTTGGAGGTCGAAGTGCGGCGAGTCAGGTGTTTCTTGGTGACCTTAATTTTGCCGGCTTCTTTCGCTTTCGCAAGGCCCGACACGATTCGTTCGAGCGCCTTGTCGGCACCATGCGCGCGAATCTCTTCGATCGCGAGGGTGCCGGCGATCGATCCAGCGCGTACGAGCGCGTGCAGTTCTGCCGGTGCCGTTTCAAGCAGTGCGGCATCGCGAATCGATTGCTCGGAAATGTTCAGGTGGTCGCAGATGGCTTTCACGTCCAGTTTATGAACATCGCGCAACTCGGCGATCGAGGTGGCGAGATCGAGCGGCGTTGACGCCTTCGAGACGTTGCTCAAGTAGCCGTCGATCACCATCTTCGACCGCTTCACTTCGCGGGAATCCAGCACGACAATCGGAATCCTTCCGAGATATTTCCCGGCCTTGATTGCGGCGCCAGCCGCGAGGTAGCGGTGCTGTCCCTTGAAGACGTAGAAGTAATCCTTTCCGTCGACCTTTCGCGCATAGCAGTGCAGCGGGGAACCCTTGTCGTACCCGTTCTGCATCATCATGGCGGTCAACTCCTTGACCCACTGCGGATCGACCGGACGGACGTTGTCGCGAGGGTCGTAACGCAGCGCTTCATACGGCGTCATCCACAGGTCGGCGGAAGTCGCGCCGGCCGCGGCCGCTGCCGCCTTCGTGTTCCCGGTCTGGATGGGCGCGGTCAGGTCGAGCTGTTGCGTGCGGTCGTCCATTACGCAACCTCTTGCGTTGCCGCCGCCCGCGTCTTGCCCCGCTTTTTCGCTTTATCGATCGCCTTCGACGCCTCGACATCCGCTGCGCGCTTGGCGTCGCGCAGGCGCTTGATTGCGTCGGCGCAGTTGCCTTCGTCCGGAATCGAGATTTGCCTGCGGGCGATCTCTGTACCGTCGAGGATCAAATATTCCGTATGCACGCTGTCCGGCAGCGGACGGCGTCCGACAACGTACTTGCCGATCAGGATCGGGGTCGACGGACGGCGTGCGTTCCGGTCGTATCGCGTGACGGTGCGAAGTGAGAGGGTGTCGCGACGTTCGACGTCGGAAAGGGGTTCTGCTTTGACTTTGATGCGCGGCATGGTGGTCTCCATGACGCCGGGGACTCGCCCCGGCAATGTCGGGGCGGCTTAAACGCTGACGTGATAAGCGGTGGTCGGGGCGACGACCGGATCGTCCTGGAACACATTCACGACGACAAACAGCAGGGCGGCGACGACCGTCCAGCGGAAGATCTTCGATTTTTCAAAGTTGCTTTGGCGAGCGGGTTCGGACGGCGTAATGCGGGGCGTGTTTTCCTCACGAAGCCATTCGTGGCGGTCGGTGGATTGATGGTCGAGCATTTTCATGGGCTTCTCCAAAGGCTGCGCGGGCGGCAGCGATGAAGACGAATGTTAGGCATTCCTTTGTCGATATGCAATAGGAGTGCCTAACTATTTTTCCGTGTCATCGCATTTGCTCGCGAAGGGCCCGGCGAACCTTCCTGAAAGGTGTTGTATTCTTCCGACTAAATACTGTATGTTTGTACAGTAGTTAAGGGAAAATATTGCCGAAGGGAGGTTGTTGCGGGGCTATGTCAACAGGGGAATTGCGCTGCAAACCGGGCGATGTGGCGATCGTCAGTCGATGCCGGAACCGGTCGCGTATTGGCATGCTCGTTCGGATCATCGGCCCGCACGGCAGCGATGACTTCGATTGGGATGTCGAGATTCTTGGCGGGCCGATCAGAGGGCGCGGGATACGTTCTGGGTGTGTCGGAACGCACCGCAAGGCCGCTGTATTCGACTGGAACCTTACCCCTCTTGGGGGTCAGGCGCATTCAGATCGAGAAGGTCACCAGACTGCTGTCCGCGCAGATCTTCAAACACCTTGAGCGTTTCCAGCAGCGCGACAAATGCTGCCGACGGCAACCCAAGTTTGTCTGCCTTGGCGAGCGCGTCAACCAGTGCTTGAGCATGCGTACCTAGGATTTCTTGTCGTTGGGGGGCGGGCGCATTGGCTCGACGCACCATCTGACCTTCGCCAGTGGCGAGCCACCACGGATCGACGTTCAGGAATTCGGCCGCAAGCAGCAAGTTCGCGCCCTCCATCTTTTTCGTTTTCCCGCTCAACCAGTCGCTGACCGAGGGCGCTCGCACTCGGCAGGCCCGCGCTAGATCTGCAGCCTTTTTCTCAGGCGGCAACTTCATTGCCTGTTCCAGGCGTTCGGCTAGTGTCGTCATTAGGAAAGCCTAACTGAATGAACATAAGGAATGCCTTGCTTTTCATGTAAGGAACACCTAACATGGCGGCATGAATACGCTCCTGAATCGAGACCCGTACGCGTGCGCCGTAATCGATGCATTCGGCGGAACGGCCGCGACTGCCCAATTGTGCGAAGTCCGGATGCCGTCTGTATCCGAATGGCGTCGGAACGGCATTCCGCGAGCGCGTCTGTTGTTCTTGAAGCTCGCGCGTCCTGATCTGTTTGCTTCTCTAGACGCACACGACAACTCGTTGTCACCTCCCATCGACGCGTGACAGCCGTAGTTGCGCACCTCGTGAGCTGAATCTTAGTTGCGACCCTGTGCGCGCGACAGGATGAAAGTCACTCTCTACCAATCTCCCGCTATGACCTGCCGATACGACAGTACCGAATGGCTGGACGTGCTTTATACGTCTGTTCGCAACACGCCCGGCGGTGTCGCCGACGCGGCGAATCACCTCACCGTCCGACGCGGTAAGAACATCACGCCGGAATCGCTTCGCCTGCGCCTGCGTGGTGTTGGCGATAGTCGCTTGTCGATGGAAATGTTCGAGTTGCTGGTCGAGTGGATGCAGGAAAAGGCAGAGGGCGAGGCGTACGCGATCGACGCGCTGCATGCGTTGAACGCGCGCTTCGGGCTGGTTGCCGAACACGTCGACGACCATGCCGCTGACGACGTCAGCGAACCCGGCACGCTGCGTCTTGTATCGACGGCGCTGCACCTACAGGCGCATGTTGGTCTCGTTGCTGACGATGTGACGCGTGCGCTGGCTGATCAGCGGATCGACGATCAACATGCTGAGAAGATCATCGCGACCGGTCGCAAGGGCCAGCGTCTGTTCCAGCGTTTGATTCACGCTGCTCGCAACCTCGCCGCGCGTCGGCGCCGTCGTCATGGAGCGGTTTAAGCCTGGCATGGGGTGCTGTCGTCCCGACCGTGAACACGTCGGCCTCTGCTGCTCGCCCGAGCAGCAATTGGCATGCGCTGTCACGACGCTCGCATCCCGATTCGAGTATGCCCCCGCCGAAGCGGGGCGCTTGCTGTCCGAATTGATCGCCACGTTCCCTGATCGCCTCGTTCCGATTCTTGCGGAAGCGAACGCAGCCGGGCGCGTGCGGCTGTTCATCGAGCGAACTGCGCGCGCTTGCGCCGCGCTCCCGACCAAGGCGGAACGTCACGCGTTCCGCGATCAGCTTACCGATCGTCTCTGCGCGCTGGACCTTGCCGCGTTCGACGATCTCATGTCGACGGAATGGCGTCGACTGCGCGGCAAATAACCGGAGACACATGTGAACGTGAACGGGATCAGTAGCGCGTTGCGACGCAGCGCATCGCAATACAGCCGCTCGCCGAGCGGGCGGCAGTGCTATGCGGCGGGGCGAGCCGCGTGGCGAAGCTTTTCTCACAAGGTCGAGCGCGACCGTCGTCTCGTCGAGCTGGAGGCGGCTCGTCGTGCGAGCTAACAGCGCGCAACTCAACGAATTGTGATCTGGCCGCGACATGCGGCCAAAGTAACTTTGATCGAGGGAATTTTTGTATGGCGACACTGGACCAGATCATTCAGCAATTGCGTGCTGCGGGTCATCCTGACCTGCCCGCCGGGCATCCGATCGCGGACGGCAAACATCACCGATACGGGCCGCGCAAGAAATACTGGTATCAGCTTCGCGAAGTCATCAGCAAGGGCGCGGTAATCGGCTATGGCGGTACGTTCGGCCATTTCTCGGGCGATGATCCGGGCACCGAGCGATTCGAGTGGAGCGGCGCACCGCTGAGCGAGGAAGTGCTCGCGGAGACGCGTCGCCGGCAGGAAGCCGCCGACCGTGAGCAGGCCGAGCGCGATGCGCGTCAGGCGAAGCTCGCCGCGAACCGTGCGCGAGATCAGTGGAACCGCGCGGCAGAGCACGGCGAGTCCGCCTATCTTGAACGCAAGCGCATCACGGCCGAAGGCGTGCGTTTCGACGCGGACGGCACGATGTTCGTGCCGATGTATCAGTACGGCGAGGACGCCCGGCTCGTCGGCCTGCAGAAGATCACGCCGGACGGCGCGAAGCGCTTCAACAAAGGCATGGAAAAGAAGGGCGCATCGTATCTGCTCGGCGAGGTCGGCGTAGACGACCAGATCGTGCTGGTCGCCGAAGGCTACGCGACCGCGCGCTCGATCCGCATGGCAATCGACGAGGCGTTCGCAGTCAATGTCTGCTTCGACGCGGGTGGCATCCTCCCGGCCGTGCGCTACCTGCGTGCGACGTATCCGGATGTGCACGTGCTGGTCTGCGCCGACGACGACTGGAAGATCGAGCAGCGCATGCGCGACTGGCTCGCCGACGAATTCGCTTTCCGTGGTGAACTGCTGTTTGGTGCCGACCCGGTACGGATCGAGGCGAAGAACACGTGGTACATGGTCGCCGCGTCACGCCGTCGTGACGACAATGGCGTGCCGTATGTCGAGGTCAGCTACGGAAACGACGTGATGCCGTTGCGTCGTAAGCGGTTCGAGAACACGGGCCTGAAGCGTGCACGCGAGGCGGCAGCGACGGTCGCCGACGTCAGCGTCGCTTATCCGGCATTCGCCAAGCGCGGCGAGCGCAAGCTGACCGATTTCAACGACTTGCACGTCGAAGAGGGGATCGATGTGGTCGAGGCGCAGGTGCAGGCGGCGATCTTGCGCGTCATCGCGCCAGCGAACGACGAGATCCGGCCGGCGACCGTCGCCGTGTCGACCGCGGACGGTACGGCGACGAAGCCGGCCGCGACGTGCGCTGCCGCGAAACAGCCGGAATGGGATGGCCGTGAGGCAGAGAACGGCGCACACACGTGGGAGCAGGATCTGGCGCGTTCGGACAAGGGCACGCTGCTGCCGACGCTCGGCAACGTGCACATGATCCTGTCGAACCACAAGGCATGGCAGGGCGTCATCGAGCAGGACGACTTCGGCGGTCGCGTGATGAAGCGTAAAGCGCCGCCGTTCCCGCAGGGCGTGAAGGGCGAGTGGACCGACATGGACGACCAGCGCTGCGCGCTTTGGTTGTCGCAGCGCTACGGCCTCTCGGTGCGCACCGATATCGTGATGAACGCTGTTCTATTGGTGGCGGACGCGACGCACTTCCATGACGTGCGCGAATACCTCGAAGGGCTGACTTGGGACGGCGTGCCGCGTGTGCGCGCGATGCCGTCGACATACCTACGCGTGGCCGACAGCGAGTATGTGCAGCTCGCGTTCATGAAGTGGATGATCGCCGCCGTCGCGCGCGTGATGGAGCCGGGTTGCAAGGTCGACAACGTCCTGATCCTCGAAGGCAAGCAGGGGCACCGCAAGTCGACGGCGCTGAAGGTGCTGGCCGGCGCTCCGTGGTTCACCGATACGCCGATCCAGATCGGCAACAAGGACACGTACGCGGTGCTGGCCGGGAAATGGGTGATCGAGCTGGCCGAGCTGGACTCGCTGAACAAGGCCGACTCGTCGGCGGTGAAGAGCTTCTTCGCGACGGCCGTCGACCGGTTTCGCAACTTCTACGGCAAGCGCGCGACCGACGTCCCGCGTCAATGCGTGTTTGCCGGCTCGGTCAACTTCGACACCTACCTGAAAGACGAATCGGGCAACCGGCGTTACTGGCCGCTGCGTGTTGGCGGGCTGGTCGACATCGACGGCATTGTGGCCGTTCGTGAACAACTCTGGGCGGAAGCCGTGCACCTGTATCGCTCGGGCGTCGTGTGGCACGTAGAAGAGCATGAACGTCCGCTGTTCGAGATCGAGCAGGCGGAGCGCTACGAGGGAGACGTGTATGAGGACAAGATCGCCAAGGCCCTGGAATTCGTGTCGCGCACGACGATGGAAGAGATCCTCGCGGACATTCTGAAGCTCGATACGTCGAAATGGACGCTGGCAGAGCAACGCCGCATCGGCAAGGCGTTGAAGTCGCTCGGGTGGGTGCGCAAGCGCGAGTCAACTGGATCGCGTGGCTGGTACTACGTGAAGGAGGAGCAACAGCAGGAAGCGGAGCGCGAACTGGTCGCAGCGGGCGATGACGACAGTCCGCTGTGATCGCGTGGCGCGCTGTGCCTGTACGGTAAGCGCGCCACATGCCCCGTCTTGGCGCGCTGTGGACGTCCCATGTCCCAACGTCCCAAGGCGCGGTCTCGGGCGCGGGTGCAGGGGCGCGACATGCGCGACGTGAGCGGCGCATGTCGCATGTCGCAGGCGCGCACCCCTGCAAGCCTTATCCCTTGGGACATTAGGACGAAAAGGAGAGAGTGATGATCGATTTGAAAGAGCGGGTAGGCGTTGCTGTGAGCATTCGTGGTCAGTTCACCGACCCGATTGCCGATCCTAAAGTTACTTTGGGCGCGCTCGCCTTTGCGAACGATCTCGGTAGCTCGTTGGCCCGAATCAAGGCCGGGCCGCTGCCGACGCCTGCAATCATTCGCCGTGCAACGTTGCTGCTGGCGCAGATGATCCGGACGTCTGGCCGATTCAAACGTGCGCGGTTCACGGGCCTGTCGCGCGACGAGCGTCGAGATCAGCGTGCGGGGCATGCTGTCGAGCGTTCGAAGGTCGACATCGTCGAGCGCTTCGCGCTGCGGTTGCTGGACGAGTGGGTGAACGATCAGTGTGTCGAGTGCGAAGGGCGTGGTGTCGTGCGTCGAGCGCGTGCCGTCACGACATCAACGCACGCGTGTGATGTATGCGGGGGCAGCGGGAAGGTATGTGTATCGGAGGAGCGTATCCCGTTCTTCGAGGGACGTAACGGGCCGCTGGTCTTTCGGGAATACGAACCATGTGACGACTGCGGAGGGATGGGGCGGATCACTGCGTCGCCGGTTTCGGATGCGAAGGGCCGGCATATCTGCCCCGACTGTTCCGGGTCCGGCAAGCGGCAGGTCGACGACGCTGGCCGGGCGCACGCGCTCGGCGTATCGCTCGACGAGTATCGGAAGAACTGGTCCTGGCGCTTTCACGACATGCTCGCGCTGTTGGATGCGGTAGACGGATCGGTGTACGACACATTGCGTCGGCAATTGCGAGGATGAAACGTATTCCATTTCAAGAGCGGATCGCGTAAACTTTGCACATCCTTTACCGCGTCACTGGATAAATGAGCGACCGCATACTCGTGTCGCAACCTTCGCCCGACAGGCGTACTGAATCGCGGGAGCGCCGCGACCAAAACGATAACTGTCTGTCGGGATCTGTTGGGAGGGCGTTCGCCCTTACGAATTGAATATCAAGGCCCTGAGTGCGAAAGTCCTCGGGGCTTTTGTTTTTCAGTGCTGTCTTATCCAGATTGGAGTTAGCATTAGCGGCCATATAAAAAGGAGGCCGCCAATGTCAATCAAGAACCCAATATTCTGGGAAAAAACTGTCGAGTGGGAGTTTGTACAAAACTATCTATCTGCCGTCTCGGTTAGTGCACCGCTTGATGGTGATATCGAAGTCGGTGATGCAATCCTCGGCGCAGGCGGACAATGGTTTGTGTTGGAATTCAAGGGCGTAAAGCGCGACTGCGTTGCCGAAAGTAAGAAGTATCCGATGATAAATAAAGAGCGTGCGCGCGTACTTGTACGCAGACACTACTTCCACTTCCGGCATGGTTTTTACGAGGCGATCGACCATGGGGGAATCAACTGGTGGGATGATCTGTGTGCGGTCGAATACTTCCATCTTCTGTATACAACTTATGGCCCGTATACGCCGCCGTCCTGTCCTCCTCCTCCACCTGGAGTGTTTGGCCTAGCTGATGCGGCACACAATTATTTGCTTCAAGCTTATCGTGACGTTCCGTGGACAGGGGCCGCACTTAAAGAGCCGCATTTCTTTGTCTTCGCCAGCAAGACCTTTCGTCCACTTCACGCTTGGCCGTATTGGTCCGATTGCCACAAGCGACCTGGTGCCGCATCGCGTGGACTTGCCCCGTTCGACGCCACGAAGCTATGGGTGCTTGGCCAGTCGTTTGCTGATTTCGCGCGTTACGTTCATATCGTTGCTACTGCACGCGGCTACGACCTGACAGCTATAGAGGACCTTGGAGCCGGTGATGATGGACTCATGGAGTCGTTGGTCTTTGGGCATGTGATGGCGACTGCGAGCAGTGCAGGAAAGACTGTCGTGATGCCGATGCGAAAGCTAGTCACGATTCTGCCAAATCTCATTCAAGAACTGCAACTTGATATGGCATGGCCGCCGCAGCGAACAAACCGGTTCAAGCCATAAGCAGTCTTGATATTGGCGGGGCCCCTGGTGGCATTTAGACATGCGGGGGCTCGCACCCGCGTTTTTTCTCTACTGGCGAGTTTCCATAGGGGGTCATATTCATGCCGACTCAGCAGCAGATCGCTGACCATCTCGACCTTGACCAGTCGGCCGTTTCGCGGTTCGTCGACAAGGTCCAGCTCGATTATCGAGCGGTGTCGATCGACGAGATCCGCATCGCCTACATCCGGCATCTGCGTGAGGTCGCGGCCGGTCGTTCCAGCGAGACCGGGATCGATCTCGTCGCCGAGCGTGCGATGACGGAGCGCGTCGATCGCGAGATCAAGCTGCTGACGCTGGCCGAGAAGAAGGGGCAGCTCGTCAATGCGGCGCAGCTCGAACAGGCGTACGGCCTGATGGTCGGCGCATTTCAAACGGAGCTGCTGTCGCTGTCCGACAAGCTGGTGCAGGAGCTGCGCACGCTATACGGCGTCGAGGTGGACGTCGAATGGTTGAACGAGCACATATATGGATGCCTTGAGCAGCTTTCTGAATACGACCCAGACAGTCCACGCGGTGATTCGCCGGATCGCGACGATGCTGCGTCCGCCGGAGCGGATTGGGACGACGGATTGGGCGCGCAAACATCGTCGGTTGAGCGCGAAGGGTTCTGCCAGCCCCGGCCGGTATAACCCGAACATCACGCCGTGGGTGTTCGGCATGCACGAAGCGCTGGACGATCCGACCGTGCAGAAGATCGTGTGCATGAAGTCGGCGCAGGTCGCGTGGACAGATGGCGTGCTGCTGAACTACATCGGCAAGCGGATCGACGTTGACCCGTGCCCGATGATCGTCATGTTCCCGAAAGAGAAAACGGCGAAGAAGTTCAACCTGGAGAAGTTCGAGCCGATGGTTGAGGTGACGCCTCGCCTGTCGGCGAAATTGCCGGTTCATGCGGCCCGCGACAAAAACAACTTGTGGGATCACAAGACGTTCGCGCGTGGCTTCCTGAAGTTCATCACGTCGAACGCGCCGGACGAAGTGAAGTCGACGCCGGCCCCGGTCGTCGCGGTCGAGGAGCCGGACGACGCGAATACGAACGTGCGCGAGCAGGGCGACTCGATCACGCTGCTGGAGGAACGGAACAAGAGCTACTCGGCCCGGCGACGCAAGATGATCTTGGGCGGCACGCCGACCATCGACGGCCTGTCGCGCATCCAGCAGGCTTACGCGGCATCTGATCAGCGCGTGTATCTGGTGCCGTGCCCTGATTGTGACGAGGAGCATGAGCTGGCGTGGGAAAACGTCACGTGGAGCGAGGGCGCCGAAGTCGTGCATGAGGTCTACGGCCGCGCACAACCGGAGACGGCCCGTTACACCTGTCCGCATTGCGGCTCGTTGTGGGACGACGCGACGCGCATTCGCGCGGTTCGTCGCGGGCGATGGGTTGCGACGGCACCGTTTCACGGCGTTGCCGGCTTCCGCATCAACGAGCTGGTGTCGCCGTTCCCCGGCTCGAACATGGCCGAGCTGGTCAAGAAGTGGCTGACGGCCGACAAGGCGCTGCGCGAGGGCGACGACACGAAGATGCGTTCGTTCGTGAACAACTCGCAGGGCCGGGCGTACAAGTACAAGACCGATCTGCCCGAGCTGGACGTGCTGGCGCAACGTGCGCTGCCGTACGCGGAGCTGACGGTGCCGCTCGGAGGTCTGGTGTTGACGCTTGGCGTCGACGTGCAGCACGACCGGCTCGCAATTGTCCTGCGTGCATGGGGGCGCGGCGAGGAAAGCTGGCTCGTCGCATGGGGCGAGATCTACGGCAATGTGACGGAGCAACAGCAAGACCCAATGGCGGGCGGCGTATGGGACGCGTTGACGATGCTGCTGTCGCACGCATACCGGCATGAGAACGGCTGGCTGCTGCGTGTACGTGCAACGTCGATCGACTCGTCAGACGGCGCTACGTCGGACGCGGTATACAAGTATGTGCGCGCTGCGCAGCACGCCGGTTACAACGTCATGGCCGTCAAGGGCAGCAGCAACGTCGACGCGGAGATCTTCAGCGTGCCGAAGGCGTCGATCGACTCAACGCGCAACAACAGCAAGGCAGCGAAGTACGGGCTGCGCCCGTACATGGTTGGCGTGAGCCGCGCGAAGGATCTGATCCTCGAAAACCGGCTGAAGCTCGAAGGCGACGGGCCGGGCCGCATGCACTGGTATAGCGGCGTGCGCAGCGATTACCTGTCGCAGCTCACGGCAGAGGTGAAGGTGCCGGGGCCGCGCGGCGGTAAGCGCGTGTGGAAGAAGATCAGCCCGCGCAACGAGGCGCTGGACTGCGAAGGCTACGCGCTGCACGCGGCCCGCAGCGTGAAAGTGCACCTGATGACCGAGGCGCACTGGCAGGTTGAGCAGCATCGCGCATCGCAGGTTTCGCTGTTCGACGCGGTCCCGGTACTGGAGGCGTTGCCATCGGCGCTACCTGCCGAGGTGCTTCCCGATCCGCCGGTCGAAGAGGTAGTTACAGAGCGTCCGCGGCCGTCGCCGCAGGTAGCAAAACCCACCGAAACCCCGCCCCCGAGCGGGGTTTCGCGCATTCAGGGGCGTCGTGTTGGTCGCTCGACATACCTGAAGCGGCGCTAAACGAGGGAATGGCATGGCATACACAAAACAGGATCTGCAGAACATCCAGTCTGCAATCGCGAAGGGCGAGCTGGAAGTCCAGTATGCCGACCGGCGCGTGAAATATCGCTCAATCGGCGAGCTGCGCGAGGCGCGCACCGAGATCATTCGCGACCTGAACGGCGCGGCCGGACGCTCGTCGATCGTCCGGATTCGTCACGCCGGCAAGGGGGTGCGATGAAGTCGGGCTTTCCGTCACTCGCGCGGCGTGGATTCGTGGTGCCGACGCGGCTGAAGGCGGCGGCGTACGAGTCGGCGAGCACGACGGGCGCGCGGGCGAAGTCGTGGCGGGCGTCGGGCGCGGGACCGAATGCAGCGGCGGCACAAAACCTGCCGCTGTTGCGCTCGCGTGCTCGCGACGCGATCCGCAACGATCCGTGGGCAAAAACGGCGATCGCGCGACTCGTATCGAACACGATCGGGAACGGCATCCAGGCGCACCCGCAGCATCCGAACGATGCGGTGCGCAAGATGCAAAAGCAACTTTGGGAGGATAGCTGCGAGGAGATCGACGCGGACGATCTGTTCGATATGGCAGGTGTGCAGACGCTCGCAGCACGTGCGTTCTTCAGCGACGGCGAGGTGCTGGTGCGTCGTCAATTGCGCAGTCCTCGCGAAGGCTTGGCGGTCCCGATGCAGATCCGGCTTCTCGAAGGCGATCTGCTTCCGATGGAGAAGAACGAGATCGTGCCGGGCGGGGGCGAGATCGTGAACGGCGTCGAGTTCAACACGGACGGTCGACGCGTTGCGTATCACCTGCTGCAGCGTCATCCTGGCGAGTACGGGCGTGCATCGACTGCCAACATGCAGACCGTGCGCGTGCCGGCCGACGAGATCGCGCACGTTTTCCTCGCGCTGCGGCCCGGCCAGGTGCGCGGGGTTCCGGAGCTGTCGACGGTGCTGCTGCGGCTCAAGTCGCTGGACAACTTCGACGATGCGGTGCTGTTCCGGCAGGAGGTCAGCAACCTCTTCGCCGGGTTCATCACGAAGCCGCCGGCCGAGCCGGGTTTTCCTGGAGATCCGGTGACGGGCGGTGAAATGCAATACGACGTCGACGGCTTCTCGCCGGTCGTGTCGCTCGAACCGGGGAGCATGCAGGAGCTGGCTCCGGGTGAAAGCGTTACGTTTGCAGAGCCGCCGGGCGCAGGGACCGACTACGGGCCGTTCATGCGTCAGCAACTGATGGCGGCTGCGGCTTCGGTCGGCATGCCGTACGAAGTCATGACGGGCGATCTGCGCGACGTGAGCGATCGCGTACTGCGGGTGATCTTGAACGAGTTCCGTCGTTCGATCGAGCAGATCCAGTGGAACGTGTTCATCCACCAGTTTTGCCGGAAGGTCTGGCGCTGGTGGGTCGACGCTTGCGCGCTGTCGGGCGCGATGACGATGCCGGACTACTACCGACGTCGTCGCGACTATCTGCGGGTGCGGTGGGTGCCGCAGGGCTGGCCGTATATCCATCCGGTGCAGGACGTCACGGCGAAGCGAATGGAGATCCGCTCCGGTCTGGCGAGTCGGACGGGGGCGGTGTTGTCGCGTGGTGATGATCCGGAGCAGGTCGACCGGGAGAACGCGGACGATCTCGCACGCGAGCGTCGGCTCGGGATTCGATATGACACGCTCGATCCGGTTGACGGAGCGGGCGATCTTTCTAATGGGGATGGCGAATGAAAGGGAAGAAGCGGTGGTGGGACATCCGCGCGCAGGCGAATGCGACGGGCGGCAGCGAGGTAGAGATCCGGATCTACGGCGAAATCGGATTCTGGGGCACCGACGCCGAGATGTTCGCCGCGAAGCTCGATGAGGTGGCATCGACAGCGACATCGATCGTCGTCGCGATCAACTCGCTGGGTGGCGACGTGTTCGACGCGTTCGCGATCTACAACGCCGTGCGCCGGTACGCCGGCAAGGTGACGGGGCGCGTCGATGGCGTGGCTGCGTCGGCAGCGTCGCTGATCCTGATGGCATGCGACACGATCGAGATGCCGTCGAACGCGAGGCTCATGATTCACAACCCGCATACGTTCGCGGCTGGTGAGGCCGGCGATCTACGCAGCCTTGCGGATCTGTTGGACAGTACGTCCGACAGCATGTTGGCGGCCTACGTCGAGCGCAGCGGCCGGACGGCAGAAGAGGTCCGCGCGATCATGGATGCTGAGACCTGGCTCACGGCCGCGCAAGCGAAGGAGCAAGGGTTTTGCGACGAGATCGTCGACCCGGTCCGCATTGACGCATACGCGGGCGCAGCCCGGCACGCGGCTCGCTTCTCGTCGGTGCCCGCCGAAATCATGGCGGCACTGGAGGGCGACGGCGAGGTTCCGCCGGCCGATCCTGCGCCGCAGCCGCAGCCG